TTGTTTTGTGTGGCAGAAAAGAATTTGCGCCATTTGCTTGCATTAACACACACCCAGAACCAGTAAAACTATGTAAGTATGGCCCTGCGTTATTTGCTGTTGACAATGAGTTATACAACCATGAACCAACATCAACCTCATCACCAACTAAATAACCAGCCGCACCGGAGCCTCCCGTACATTTGTAGCGCACATTGAAGCTGGTAGGGCTCTTATTAGATGGGAACGTAATTGTGTTCGCGGTGCCTGGGGATACTGGGAACTCCGCCGTAAACAACCAGTTTTCACTCCACGACTTTAGTTTCGCCGGCGTGATAAACACGGAGTTATCTGTGCCAAGGTTGGTCTCAAACTGCGTGGCAATTCTCGCTAGACCGGTCGCAGTTTCAGTAGAAAAACGACTAGAAAGAGTCGCTGGGGTGACAATCGTATTGTTTGACGTTCCGGCGATCACTTCTGCCTGAGTAGCAAGGCGTGCCAGACCGACTACAGTTGTGGTCGCTTGCGCGAGTGTCGCAGTGAACCAGGCCTTCAACTTCTTCGGCGTAACAATCGTCGAGTCATCAGTTCCGGCATCGATCTGGGCCTGAGTAGCGATTTTCGCCCAGCCAAACGCTAATTCGGTTGCCTGGATTACGACCTTTGCAATTGCCTGGAACACTCGCAGCGGCGACATGGCCTTTGTAGTGACTGCCCCAGCCTCGGCCTCGGCCTGAGTTGCAAAAGCCGTAGCCGCGTTGCTGATCTTGGTGTTGATAGCCGTATTCAACTGGTTGAGGGCCGCCTCATTCGGCACCAGTCCAGCTCCCGTGATAACCGCGAGAATCTCGTCAGTGACCGCACTACCCCAAGCAGACGGAATCAGCGAACCGGACTGGCCAGTCCCAACGTTTTCATCCGCAAACTTGCCATTGACCAGACCAATGTTAGGCACACTCTTCGGATAATCCATTTATTCAGCTTCCCCATAATTAATAAATTCCAATGCGTGCGCGGGCGCACTGCGGCGAATCACGCACTCAAGTGCGCCACTTGGGTTAACCCCAAAACGCTCACCGAAGTAACTGACGCCAAAGCGCCGGCCCAGGCGGCGGCGCGGGCCAGTGTTGAGCGTCCACATGAATTGCGCTGACCACGTACCGAAGTGCGCACGGCCAAAACGCGAGCGGCCGAACCTCGGCGCGCGACGCTCGGTAATGCTCGCCTCCGGGTATCCCTGGCCAATGGCCAACTGGATAAAGAACGCCCGGCTTTGCCCGCCGACCTCGACCAGACGGCGGCGCACCGCCAACTGTCTATCCTCAAATGCCGGGTTCTCGCCCAGGCACGCGTCGGGCAGCTCCATCACCCGTTCCCAGTCCGACACCAGTTCGCGCAACGTGTCGGGAAACATCTCGCTGAACAGATCGGACAAGCGCAGATCCTCGCGGGCCAGCTCCTGGGCGGCGCCTAACAGCACGTCGCGCAGCTCCGGCAGCTGTTCCACGTCCCACGCCGGCCCCGGCGGCAACAGGGCCACCAGTTGCGCGTAGTAGTCGCTTGCGGTTCTTATCTCCACAGGACACCCCCAAAGGTCAGCAGCTCATTACGTGCCGCCGGCACGTCCGCGAACAGGTTCAGCAACTGGTGATCCTTCTCGCCGGCGGCGCCGCTGATCGCTTCACGGATGTGTGTCAGCAGCAGGCCGACGCCGAGGTCGGATTCGCGCTGATGCAGATCCTCCAGCGCCGCTTCCACGGCCGCCCTGACGACGCTGCTGTCGGGGGTCAGCTTGATTTCGTATTGCACCGGCTTCTCGACCGGAGCCAACACGTACAGCTCGACCGTGACCGGACATTCGTTTTCGATGTAGTCGTAAGCCTGTTGCAGCGCCTCGGGCGACGGGATCGGGTTGATATCGCCGTCCCGGGCGATAAACACCGCCACCGTGCCAGGGCCAGCCCAATGCCGGATCAGCCAGGCCCGTGTCACCCCGGGCACCTCAAGCGCCCAGGTTTCGTAATCGGTTTTGTTGCCGCCATGCGGCACCAGCCGGTAGGAACGAACCACCCGCGCGCGCAGCGCTTCGAGGCTTTCTTGTTCGCTGCCGGCAGTCAGGCCAGGCGCTTGCACCGTGAAAGTGTCGGAGATACCCAGGACCGGCGACACCGTGCGCAGCGTGGTGCCGGCCGGCGTGTTGCCGGCCTGGCCGAGCGTGACCGCCTGGAGTTGGGCCACGCCGGCCGCACCTGTCAGCGTTACGGGTAACAGCACGCGGAACTGTTGGCCGTCATCGCGGCGCAGCAGCGTGCCGGCATCGAGCACCCGGCCGGCCGAACCGATAAAGCCGGCCGGGCCTTGCGCCGCCACCGCCGGCAACTGGTCACGCTTGAGGCGCGCCCGCGCCATGCGGCGCAACGTGTCCTCGTCGGCCGTGTCCGGCAATATCTGTTCGGCAATGTAGGCCTGATGCCCATAGCGGCCGTAAGAGGCGGCGCCAATGACGCGAGCCAAGACCTCGGCGTCGGAGCGCAGCAAGGCGCTGGAGCCGGCCAGATCGCCCTGGGCGCGCGCAATCAGCGCCGGCAGTGAAGGGGTATTAAACGGCATGGATCACCTGCCAAAGATCGTCGAGGAAAAGTTCGAGCGTGGCGCCATCCCGAAAGGTCAGCAGCACACGCATGTTCAGGCGGTTGGTCGTGCGCTCGGTGGTGATCGCCACGTCAGTGACGCGGCCGTCGTCGAGCATCCAGTTCAGCGCCTCACGGGCGTAGGTTTGGGCGTCGCGTTCGGTTTGCGCGGTCAGCGAACGACGGCGCAACAGGTATAGGCGCGAGCCAATGCGGTCATTGGTGACGCTCGGATAACTGTCACCCCACCAGCCGTACAGCTCGCCGTCGTCCAACGGGTCATCCGGCCCAGCGCGGCGCCAGGTCAACAGGCTGACCACCGCCGCGCGGCGCCAGGCGCTTTCGGTCAGCTCTTCATTGATCAGGGTCATGCTTGCGCCGCCACGGGCTCACCGCTGACGGCGTTGCCGAACATCACTTTGTCGTGCTGGTGGTGCATCTGGCTGATGCCGCCGGCCACCTGATCGCCTTGCGAAACGATCTTGCCGGTGGTGCGGATCTCCGGCGTATCGAACTCGACCGCCGTGTCGGCCTTGACCTTGAGCGTCATCGTCTCGATTTCGATCACCCGATTGCGCTTAAGGTGAATCTTGTCGCCCTCGTCGGTGTACAAGGCGACCTCGCCGCCCTCCATGCCCTGCAAGCGATACCGGCGATCACCCGCGCAAAAGATCACCCCGTGCGAACGATCACCGCCAAAGAACGCCGCCAGCACCTCGGCGCCCGGCAGCGGGTTGGACGTGAAGCCGTAGGCCTCGAAGTGCTCCATGCCGTCTTTGACTTCGTTAGCCAGCAACTTAACCTGCATCCCTTGCATTTTGCTGGCCGCGTTGACCAGCACCACGACCCCGCGTGACAGCAGATTTTTCAGGTTCATCATTCGGGTTTCCAGTCAGCAGGTATCAGGTATTCGAAGTTGTCCGCCTTGCCGCCCTTCTTGAGCTTGCGGGCTTTGTGCGGGTCTTTCGGTTCGGGTAGAAATGCCTCTAGCGGGCCGACAGTGATGTGCGCCAACGTGCCGCCGGCATCGAGGCTGTATTCGATTTCGCTGATCAACATGTCGCGGTCCAGACCCAACAGCGCATCCACCACACGAACGATGGTGTTGACCTTCCACAGCGCGCCGTTCGACTGCCGCCAGCCCTGGACGGTGTACTGCACCATCAAGGCTTTGCCGATGCGGTTGCCGCGCTCCCAATTGGCCCGAGCGTCGGCCAGCTCGGTAGTCATCTGCCCGCTCTCCTGAATCAGCAGCACGCGCTTACGCGGCGACCGTGGGTCGGTGACACTGGACTGCACCTCGGACGCCTCGGCACCGTCTTCTTCGTCCTTGCGTTTACGCTGGCCAACCACGCGGTATTCCGAAAACACCCCGGAAAAGTCCGCATTCATTGAGCCATCTAGAATGTTCTCGCCCAGTTCCAGACGGTCGAAGGTACGTCCACCGCTGCCGGGCTCAACGATCACCAGGCGCCCGTATTCGTCATCCGTGGACAGCAAGCGCGACAGGGTCAACAGCCGGTCGATGGACTCGAACACCGTCTCGCCGGGCTCGATGGTGTGCTCGGAGATTTGCGACGCTTCGACCACCTGGCTGACGACTTGAATGCCGTACTCACCCGCCAGCGCCTGGACGATGGCCTGCATGCTTTGCCCGCTCCATTGCCCGGGCTGATTGATCGCCGCGCTGTCGACCAGATCCGCAGGCTTGGAACGCCCGCCCATACCCCGGGTAATTTGATTGGCGTCATAGCTGATCGGCGTAGCAAAGACGTAGCCGGTCAACACCAGATCCTGGCCGATGCGCACCTGGGCGCGGTCGCCCTGCTTGATCGGCACCGGCACCATTGTCGATGGCCCATCGGGTGACCAACTGATGTCGAGGGTGAAGTCTCGACACTGGCGCTCGATGCCGGCACTGATGCTGACTTTCTTCCAGCCGCCATAATCCAGGCCGTTGACGCTTAGCGTCACAGCATTGTCGTACTGCATCGGGGGTTACTCCTGGGCGACTTGCAGCGGCAACGGCGGCAAGAAACCGGGGTGCGTGATTTTGTTACGCGTAACGATTTCGGCCGCGCGGGTTGCGTCGCCAAACTGCTGATAGGCCAGCACCAACGCCGGCAAACTTTGCTTAGGCGTCACCGCCACCATGCGCACGCTGGCCTTGGCCACGGCGGTCAAATGCTCCTTAACGAGCTTGCGCACACTTTGCAGCCGTTCGAAGTGCTCAAAGGGCGCCACTAGCGCCGCCTCCCACAACGCCGCCACCAGCGCGTCACGCAGCGCCAGAACCTCGTCAGCGGTCGGAACCTCGGGGCGCTCAATGGGCAACGCCGTTTGCTGCGCCACCGTGGGCACGCCCGGCAGCGCCGCCGGGGGCAGAACGATCGGCATGGCCGACACCACCCGCACGGCGTAGACGATCAGGATTTCGCGCACCAGATCCCGCGTCGCCTGCACCGCCGCCACCGTCGCCGCGCCACCAGATGGCGGCGGCAAGGCGGCGATGGCCTGGGCGTTTTCGACCTGGCTACCGGCCTCGCGCTTGGACGAACTGAAACGGTCGAACTCCCCGGTCATACTGGAAAACTGCGCCCTCAACATCGACGACAGGTTGTCGGGGGAATTCATCACCATGTCTGCCAGCACCATCACGGAACTGACCAGGCCCGTTATCTGGCTGATCTCCCGTTGAATCGCCATCTGCACCCCGGCAATTCCGTTTTGCAGTTGGGTGATGCTCATTTTCGCTTTGTTGACCAGGGCCATCGCCGCCTTGTATTTAGCGATGATCGAATCCAGCAGGCTTTCGTTTTCATCCTCCAACTGGCGCGCCGTGTTCGGCACCCCAGCCGGATAGCCCTTGTCGCCGCTTTCAACGAACGTCAGGCTAAACCTGACCATGCCACCCTCAAGCCGACCATGGGCGACATCACAGTCGGTAGCGGTGACGGTCATCTGGCCGAACCACGGATGCACCAGAATCCCTTCGCCTGGCGTGTTCAGCGCGAGCAGCAGGTTGTCCCGCTGAAAAAAGCAGTCGTCACCAATGACAAACGAATCGCCCCACTTTATGACCCGGGTTTTCTCGCCCAAGTCTTCCACCTTGGGTTTATTGCGCTGGGGGTACTCGTGTACCTGCGTCCGGCGCCCAACCGGCGCGCTGTCGGTATTGACCCAAAACGGCACACCGCGAAACGACGCCGGCTGCAACTCATCGCGCCACGTTGTCATAGTGAGTTTTCCTGTTATTGCGACAAGCTGCGCCGGCCGACCTGCGCCTTCACTTGCAACCCGGGTTGATTGGTTTTGCTCGACTCCATTTGCAAGCCGGGCGGCGGATTCTCGAAGCGCATGACCAGGGCGCCTTCCAGATTGGTGCGGTCATTGGCGGCCGCCTGCTGATTCAGCGACGGCGCCGTGAGCAACGATTGCGGGGTTAGCCCGCCGCCCTGGGTTTGGTTACGCGCGGCCTGGAGATTGCGCGCGTTCTGCGCGGCTCCGGTCATCAACAGACTGCCATCGCCACCCCCGACACCGGCATTCTTGTCGCGCTGCTCGGCGGTCCAGCCGTCGACCTTGTTTTTAGCAGTCTGGATCATCCCGGGGCCATCCTTGCCGCCGCCGAAGAAACTCATCATCGGTTCGAGGATGGGCGAAATTTCGGCCCACAGATCCTTGAACCACTGGCTGATCGGCGCCCAGTTTTTGACGATCATGCCCAACGGAGACCAATCAAACGCCGTTTTCAAGAAGTCGAAGAACGGCACGGAAAAGACCTTGATCAGCTCCCAGATGGAGGCGAACAACTCGGTCAAGGGTTGCCAGTTGGCAATCACCTGGCCCAGTGGTGACCAGGCAAAGGCCTGCTGCATCCAGCCCCACACACGCATGGCCGGCGCCTCGATCTGCACCCAGATCGCCTTAAAGTACGGCGCGACCAAGGACCAGTTGGCCATCAACAACCCCGCCGCAATGGCCACCCCGCGCACCACCAGCCCGATGGGGCTCATGGTGGCTACCGCGTTCATCACCGAGAGCGCCACCGTCGACGCGACCGTCGCCAGGCGCAGCACGCCGAAGCCTACCGCCGCACCAATCAAGCCTTTGATCAGCCACGGGTTGGCCGCCGCCAGATCGGACACGCCACTGATCAGCGGGCCAATCTGCTGCAAGAAGTCATTAAACGGCGGCAACAACGCCGTGCCGACCGCGATGCCCAGATCGGTCGCACGGTTCATTGTCAGTTGCATCGCGTTGGCCGTGGTGGCCGCCCGCGACGCATATTCGGCCTCCATCGAGCCGGCAAATTTGCCCTCTTTGCCAACCATGGCAAAGTTCTTTTGCAGCGTGTCGAGGTTGGTCAACAACGGTGCAATGGCCCCCACTGACTCCTTGCCGAACAACTGTGTCAGCACAGCGGCCTGCTTGCTTTTTTCGACATGGGCGAGCGACTTCAATACCTTGTTAATCGTGCCCTCTGAGTCGGTCGACATGCCCTTGGCGATGGACGCCGAGTCCAGGCGCAAAGCCTTGAATGCCTCTTTCTGCGACTTGGTTGCGGCGGTGCCGGCGGTCAGGGTCAGCGCGAAGTTTTTCATGCCCGTCGCAGCGACGTCCTCGGCGATCCCGACACCGGCCAGGGACGCGCCCATGGCGGCAATCTGCCCGGCGTTGAGGCCGGCGATTTCGCCCAGCGGGCCGATGGCGGTTACGATCTTGGAGATTTGCCCGGTATTGGCGGCGCCGGTATTGCCCAGCAAGTTGATCTTGTCCGCCAGCGCGACCACTTCGGTCTGGTTCAACTTAAACGCGGTGCGCCACTTGGCCATCATCGAGCCCGACTCTTCGGCCGTGGTGTCGAAGGCGATGCCCATTTTTACCGCGTCCTGGGCGAATGCGCCCAGCTCTTCGCGGGCAATGCCCGACTGACCACCCGCCGCATAAATCGCCGCGATACCTTCAGCCGACATGGGCAACTCTTTGGACAAGTTGCGCACGTCCTGGCCCATCTGCTTGAACTGGTCCGGTGATTCGAAGTTAACCACCTTCTTCACGTCGGCCATGGCACTTTCAAAGCCAATAGCGGCCTTGACACCCATCACGAACGGCGCCGCCAGGGCGCCCCCCTGGAGCGCTTCCATAAAGCCGATTTTACCCAGCCCGGAACTATTGAGTTGCTTGCGCAAGCCCATGGCGTTCTTACGGATATCACCCAACATCGGCGACAGTTTATCGACACCGGTAATCAGCGCCTTTAACTGAAACTTATCGGCCATTATTCCACCCGCTTTTCTTGAACGATCCGATAGGCGTGCTCGTAACTTTCAAACAACACGTCAATGGTCCGACCCGTCATGACTTCCGGGTCGGTGCGCCAGAAGTGCGCCAAGTCATACGCCAGGGCGATCAGCTCGTCGGCGGTTCCGAACTGGTCGGCATGAAAAAACTGGTCATGACCCAGCACAATTTGTTCAGGTCAGACAGACCCAACTGATTCACCGAACCGGCCGGAATCGCGCAGCACACCGCCAGGTATTTACACACCGCCTCAGTGTCAAAGACGGGGGCAAAGGCCTCATTGAGGACATACGGCAACACCTTGATGTTGCGGATTTCCTGAACGGTCGGCCGACGAATAATCAACACTTTGACTTCTTCGCCGTGCGCGGTGATCGGTTGTTCCAGTGGAAAATCAATTGTCTCTGCCATTACTGCCAATCCCCGCTAATGCCTTCGAACTTCAAGCTCAACTTACCGTCATCACCGCTAAACGGGGCATCGTCGACAAGGTAAGCGCCGCTCAACACATAGCTAGTTCCGTCGCGAAACTCGGCGGTAACTACGATATTGGTGCCTTTGGTAATCTTGGAACGATCCAGCCCCGGCGTTTTGATCGCGTCGACCTTGACGTATGGCGTAATGTCTTCTTCCTTGAAATAACCTTTAACGATGGTTTCTCGCTTTACGTCAGAAAAAGGAACTTCAACGCCGCCAGTAATAACTAACTGCTCGCCGTCCACTTTGATGTAGCAAGTACCAGCAACTTTCTGGCCCATAAATAAACCCCACTAAAAAGCCCGCACAAGGCGGGCTTAGTTGTTACTTGGATCGGCTCAAGCCGCTTCGGAATACTGCAAACGGAACTGGTACAGCAGCGCGAACACACGCAACTGATTGACCAGATCCGGCGGAAACAACACGTTCAGGCGGTTCGGGTTGGTTGCGTCGCGCTCAACGATCAAGTTGGCCTTAAACAGCTCCATGTTCTCGACAATGCCCATTCGCTCCAGCTCGCCATAGGCCGCGATCAACTCGCCACGAATCACCAGCGGCGTGACGATGGCCTGGCCGGGGCCGAAGCTGGTGCCGTCATTGGCCAGCTTGTGCCGGCCGTACTTGCTGGTGATGCGGTTTTGCAGGAAACGCAGCACATACGCTGACTGGTGCAGCGGCTCGCTGTCCATGTAGGAGTTATCGGGCTGGTCATAGGCGTTACGCTGGTACGTCGTCACGGCCCGCTGAATCCGCATCGAGCCGCCGGAATAGTTGAAC